AGTTGGCAATAAAAAAGCGCCAGCGCCGAAAAAAGCCTAAGTAATAAACTCTTTTAGGAGAAACCAATGACCGTTCTTATTGAAAAATATACACATAATCAAGCAAACGTTAAATCAAAAATCGTTGAGAATGAATCAGGTGAAAAGAGTATGTTTATGGAAGGTATCTTCGTCCAAGGTGACGTTAAGAATGCTAACCAAAGAATGTACCCGACAAGCGAAATTGCTAAAGCAGTGGAATCAGTTCAACAAAGAATTAAAGAAGGATATCCAGTGCTAGGCGAATGTGACCACCCACCTGAATTGACGGTAAATGTTGACCGTGTTTCACACATAATTGAAAACATGTGGATGGATGGTGCAAACGGCTTTGGTAAACTAAAGATTGTTCCTACGCCAATGGGTAACATTATTAGAACATTAATCGAATCAGGTGCCACTTTAGGTGTCTCGTCTCGTGGTTCTGGTGAAGTTGACCACTCTGGTAAAGTGAGCAATTATGAAATTATCACTGTCGATATTGTGGCACAGCCAAGTGCCCCGGACGCATATCCGAAAGCAATATATGAAGGATTAATGAACATGAATGGCGGCTTCGATACATGGAAGTTAGCACAAAGTGTTCAACACGACAAGTCTGCACAAAAGTACTTGTCAAAAGAAATAGTTAAGTTCATTAGAGAACTTAAACTTTAATAGAAGAAGGAGAACCAACAATGGCAACAAATGAAATCCTTGCTGGCCTTCTTGAGTCTGATGTTTTGAGTGAAGAAGTTTCTACTCAAATTTCAGAGGCTTGGGAAGCACAAATAAATGAAGCAAGAGAGGAGATAACAGCCGAGTTGCGTGAAGAGTTCGCACAAAAGTTTGAACACGACAAATCAGTAATTGTAGAAGCCATGGATAACATGCTTTCAACAGCAATTAAAACTGAAATGGAAGAGTTCAAAACTGACCGTGAAGCCCTAATCGCAGAACGTGTTGCATATAAGAAAGCAATTTCTGAACATGCATCTCTCCTTGAAAAATTCATTACTTCTCAATTAGCGTCAGAAGTTAAAGAATTACGTGACGACCGTGCTAAAGTTAACGAACATTTAGATAGAACTAAAGACTTCGTTGTTAAACAACTTTCACGTGAACTTGCGGAATTCCATGATGATAAGCGTGATTTAGTGGAAACTAAAGTACGCATGGTAGCAGAAGGTAAAGAAATTCTTACTAAAACTAAGGATTCATTTATCAAGCGTTCAGCAGAATTAGTCGAAAAGACTATCGAAACTGCTCTACGTTCTGAATTGGCTGTTCTTAAAGAGGACATCCAAGCGGCTAAAGAAAACGAGTTTGGTCGTAAAATTTTTGAAACATTCGCAGGCGAATTCATGACATCACAATTAAGTGAAGGTACTGAAGTTGCTAAGATTACTAAAAAATTAGAAGAAACTGCATCCACGATTGCTAAATTGGAAGCAACAATTACTGAGAAAGATTCAGCAATTACAAGCGCCGAAACTGCACAGAAAGTGTTAGAAGACAGAATGGACCGAAACAAGGTCATGGAAAGTCTTTTATCGCCTCTAGGCAAAGAAAAGCGTACAGTAATGGTTGACTTACTTGAAACAGTAAAAACAACTAATTTAAAATCTGCATTTAAGAAATACTTACCTGCAGTTTTGAATGAGAACGTCTCATCAGAGGCAAAACAATCGTTAAATGAAGGCAAAGTAACAGAACACACTGGCGATAGAGGCGAAGAAGCAATAACTTCAGAGTCACCATCACAGGGTAGCGATGCCAATATAATCCAGTTAAGAAAATTGGCTGGACTTAAATAATAACCAGAAACAGGAGAGAAAGATGGAAAATCTTTTCGAAGGAAATAATTGGGACACTACACGTGAAACACTTCTAGACGGTCTAGAAGGTAACAAGCGTGACGTAATGTCTTCAGTTTTAGAAAATACAAAAAATGCACTACAAGAAAGTGCTTCAGCGGGTGCTTCACAGGCTGGTAATATTGCTACGTTAAACAAAGTTATTTTACCAATCATTAGACGTGTTATGCCTACTGTAATTGCAAACGAAATCATCGGTGTTCAACCAATGACTGGTCCAGTAGGACAAATCCACTCACTACGTGTGAGATATGCAGAAACTGTAGGTTCAACTACAGCAGGTTCAGAGGCTTTATCGCCATTTGAAATCGCTTCAGCATATTCTGGCGACGGTACTAATGCTCCGGCAGGTACAGCGTCAATGGAAGGCGATGCAGGTAACAAAATGTCAATTCAAGTGTTGAAACAAACAGTTGAAGCGAAGACACGTAAGTTATCAGCACGTTGGACATTCGAAGCGGCACAAGATGCTAATTCAATGCACGGTTTGGACGTAGAAGCAGAAATCATGGCAGCACTTGCTATGGAAATCACTGCTGAAATCGACCAAGAAATCTTAACATCATTAGGTAACCTAGCAACAGGTTCTGCGGCTTATGACCAGAACGCTGTAACAGGTACTCCTACATTTGTTGGTGACGAACATGCGGCACTAGCAACTATGATGAATAGAGAAGCAAACCTAATTGCTCAACGTACTCGTAGAGGCGCGGCAAACTGGGCAGTTGTATCACCTGCGGCACTAACTGTGCTACAGTCTGCAACTACATCAGCATTTGCACGTACTACTGAAGGTACTTTTGAAGCACCTACAAACACTAAGTTTGTTGGTACTCTAAATGGCACAATGAGAATTTATGTTAACACATATGCCTCAGACGCTACTCCAGTACTATTAGGTTATAAAGGTCAAGGCGAAATTGACGCGGCTGCGTTCTATTGCCCATACGTTCCACTAATGTCTTCAGGCGTTGTGGTTGACCCATCAACTTTCGAACCAGTAGTATCATTCATGACTCGTTACGGGTATGTTGAATTGAACAACACTGCATCATCACTTGGTAATGCGGCTGACTATGTATCGAAAATTGCAATGTCAAACCTTTC